GCGGCATCATCCTTGGTAATACCATCTAAGTAGTCGGAAGCTGGAGGATATTCCGCAGCGCGTTGGATTCTGATGCCATGCTTGATGGCTTCTATTACGTCTGTATCGTTTCCTGCTGGTACAACTGCATTAATGTCATGAGCAAACAATGTCTTACTCGAAGCTTCGTACGCTTGGTATGTGGTGACATCATCCTTGTCAAGGCTAGATGTAATTGCGTACGGAATAAGCCATTTACCATTAACTAGCCGTGGACTGGGATAGTCGGCGCCGTAATTGACGAAGGTAGTTTTTGACACGAGATTTTGAAGGCAACACGTACTTCATGATCAGTCTAGCAGAATCTGCATAGCGCAACCAACCTTTGAATGAGCCAGTGACATGCGCTAACCGAATAGCCTCATTTAATGTCATACGTTTAATTTTTAATCGTTCCTTAAAACGTTGGATTGTAGTGCGTCGTATAAGAGTTTTGTTTGGCCAAAAACGATAACCTAAAAAATCAATACCACGGTCTGACACGGGAAACACCTGCCAGTTACCTTTTAAACGCAGTTTAAGTTCGTTTAATTTTGCTTCTATTTCAATGCGTAGCTCATGCAAATAACGCTTATCTTTTGCGATAACAACAAAATCGTCGCAATAACGAAAATAGTATTTAACTTTTTTCTTGTGTTTGATCCACTGATCAAAAGGACTTAATATTATATTGCCAAAATACTGGCTTAGGTAGTTGCCTATAGGTATCCCTGGTGCAGAATCAATTATAGTATCAAATAATTGCAGCAAAGGCTTATCTTTTATTTGTTTGCGTAGTAAGCTTTTTAAAATGTCATGATCTACTGACGGATAAAATTTAGTTATATCGCATTTAAGTGCGTACCATCCTTCACATTGAGGTATTATGCGTTTAATGCGCCGCACTCCGTCATGTATTCCTCTGCCTGGTATTGAGGCGTAAGTATCACGAATAAAACTTTTAACCCAGATAGGACCACATACTTGGACGATTGCGTGGTGAATAATCCGATCAGGAAAGAATGGTAGTGAATGTATAATGCGATCTTTGTCGCGTTCTGTTAACAGAAACGTATTGTATTTACCATTAACAAAACGTTCTTCTTTTAATATGCTGTATATTTCTTGCAAGTAAGGATCTGGATTTTTACTAATTTCTCTTATTGTGCGAATGCCAGCTTTACCGCGTATTGCGTTTTCAAAGGCTACTTTAATATTTTCTGGATCACAAATTTCTGCATATAGATTACCTTTCCGTTTCAATTTTAAGCCCCCAGCAGCGCAGAGTTTTCGAGCGGATGCCTACTAACACTTTACGCAATGCAACTATTTTACCAAGTGGTAAGGCTTGCTTTGTGTGGTTGTTGTGAGAACCTGAGGGCGATGGCCGAGCGAGCTCCGATGTTATCGTTCGTATTGCCTGAATCATTGTTCAGATTCAAGTAGAAGGCCCCATCAATGGAACCATTGTTGGAATTGCCTCCCACATTGGCTACGTGCCAGCCGGAAAAACAAAGTCAAGCCCGATGTGATGTAAGTTGGCATCACATAAGTAGTATAGCCTAGTTTGCCGCGTAGGCCGAGCGAGCCCCGAGGCCATCGCTCGCATAGCCCGAATCAGCGTCCAGAGCCAAGCAGAAGGCCCCAACAAGGGAACCATGGACGGAAGCCAACGCCCGCAGAGCCCGAAGCATCGCTCAGAGCCAAGCAGAAGGCCCCAACAAGGGAACCATAGTCGGAATTGCCCCCCACATAGGCCACGCGCCAGCCGGAGCCAGTCCAGAAGCCATCAGCGAGATACGTGGTGCTAGATCCTCCGCTAACCACAGACGGCAGAAATACATCAGCCAATGGGAATAGTTCTTTTTGGTAAGCCCCGCTTCCGCTAGGAACCTGAGCATAGAAGCTATACCCAACGCTTGTGTCATCAGCAAAAACTGATTGATTATTGGTTAGATATACAGCACGCTCATATACATTAATACCATCAGCCCATGTCCATGCACGTCCATATAAGTTTTCAATGCCGCGATAGCTCATAAAATCTGAACTAGAACCGCCTCCTGTGTATACATTCCCGCTACGGTTGCCACGGCTATTGCTTAAACCAGTTGATACGCCATAAACAGAACCTTCGCTAGAACCATTGCCTAATACTTTTTGTGAATTGTAATCACGATATTCAGTTACCAATAGGGTTTGGATTGCTGCTAATTCTAAATATGACTGTACATGCCATCCAGTACCACGTAATGCAGCACGTGTGCGGAATGTAGCGCGGGTTAATGAACGTGTGTTGGTCTGTCCGCTTACGCTAGCAAGGTTAGTACCATCGCTATATGCTTGGTAAGCACCCCAATAAAATGCAGTTTTATAAGTGCCATCAGTTTTAATAAATGCTGCATGTGGGTGGAAACCTTGTGCAATTAATCCATCGTTACATCCAAGACGAACTTCACGAGTATGTACACCATTGAGAAAGCCATAACGCACACTAAATGCAGGAATTTCTACTACAACTTGACCGTCAGTGCCATCTAGTACGCTAGCTACAGCACCTGCTGCTGGTGTTGCAGTTGAACTAGCAGCCACACATTCCCATAAATACCCACCGTTAGTGACATGTTGTCCGCGTGTAAATGTACCGGCTGCCCATGCTGGCACACCAACACGTAACAAACTATTAGTTGCCTCTGCTGCTGGTGCTCCAGTATATGCTGTTGCTAATGATTCAGTTTCAACAATACGCAACCAATCAGCCGATTTATTTGCGCTGTTATCAGCATCTAAATAGTATTGAACTACGCCAGAATTATTTATTACGCAACGACGTATCCTTGATTGTACATCAATGTTGATCGTGCCGCTTAACGAGCCAGTGCTAATACTGGTGCCGGGTAGGTACAAGCCATAAGCATCGTTATCATGATCCCAACCAAATACAGCAGCGTTGAGATCTTGCCAGGTAGGAACAGCGGCAGACCCGTTGCTAATTAAGGCTTGACCAGCAGTACCAAAGTTTGCTCCGCCTACACCTAAAGCACCAGCACTATTGGTCCTAAGTTTTTCTGTCCCACTAGTTGAGATGGCTAGTTGGTTTGCACCAGGGCTATATATGCCTGTATCCGTGTCGCCGGTAAAGGCAATTGATGGTGCGGCAGCACTGCCAGCAGCAAATATACCTGAAGTGATATTAGTTGTTGTTACGTTTATCGTGCCGCCGGTAATAGTTGTGCCAGACAACGTGACAAAATTAGCTGTGGTACCAGTGACAGTTGTACCTGTAACCGTAGTAAAACCTGCAGTACCACCTGTGATTGCAAGCCCTGAAATACTTGTTGTATAAACACCTACAGCACCAGTGATTGTTTGAAAATTGGCATTAGTACCAGATGTTGTAACACCCGTCAGACTTGTAAAAGATCCATATGTACCTTTGACAGTGCCGCCGGTAATAGTTGTGCCAGACAACGTGACAAAATTAGCTGTGGTCCCTGTAACTGTTGTACCAGTAACTGTAGTAAAACCTGCAGTATCACCTGTGACTGAGGTAAATTGCCCAACGTTGCCTGTTACTGTTGCACCACTGACTTGTGTAGTAAATACACCTGAGACAAAATTAGCTGTGGTACCAGTGACAGTTGTACCTGTAACCGTAGTAAAACCTGCAGTACCACCTGTGATTGCAAGCCCTGAAATACTTGTTGTATAAACACCTACAGCACCAGTGATTGTTTGAAAATTGGCATTAGTACCAGATGTTGTAACACCCGTCAGACTTGTAAAAGATCCATATGTACCTTTGACAGTACCACCAGAAATAGTTCCTGTAACCGTTAGATTACCTGAAGTAGAAGCAACAATGCCTGATACGGTAACGGTCTGGTCAGAACCACCGTTAGTAAAAATTATGTTATCAACTTTGATGGTACCGTAAGCCATGTTTTTGAAATCTTATTTCTTTAATTCTACTGTATAAATTAAGGAAGGATGATCAATGGACCTTGGATTATAAAACCACCGGCATTACCTGATACCACACCAGAACAAACAAGGGCTGGTGTAGAACCTGATCCTGCGGTAAGAGCTAGGGTACTGCCAGTGATATTTAGGAAGGTTGCCGTAGTTCCTGTAATAGTATTGGTTGAAAGGCCTGAAGTAAATATTCCTGTATTAGTTTGAAAAGTTCCAAAGTTTCCTGCATTTCCTGTAACTGTTGCACCGGAAAGCGTTGTTGTTGCAACAATGGTGACACCGGTAATATTGGTTGCGTTAACATTTGTACCAGTAATTGTTGCACCTGATACCTGAGTTGTAAATGCCCCTGATACAAAATTAGCCGTAGTCCCGGTGACAGTTGTACCAGTGACAGTCGTAAATCCTGCAGTACCACCGGTGACAGAAGTAAATTTACCTGTATTACCAGTGACTGTCGTACCTGATACTGTTACAAAATTAGCCGTAGTCCCGGTAAGAGTTGTACCAGTAACCGTAGTAAAACCTGCAGCACCACCTGTAACAGAAGTAAACTGACCCGTATTACCAGTAACAGTTGTTCCCGAAATTGTAACAAAATTACCTGTGGTACCGGTGACAGTTGTACCAGTGACAGTCGTAAATCCTGCAGTACCACCGGTGACAGAAGTAAATTTACCTGTATTACCAGTGACTGTCGTACCTGATACTGTTACAAAATTAGCGGTAATACCAGTAACGGTTGTACCTGAAAGAGTAATAAAATTAGCCGTTAAACCGGTTACCGTTTGTCCACTAATAGTGCCTGTTACGCTAATACCTGATCCAAAGTAACCACTACCGTAAACAAAAAGATCACCAGAAATTACAGAGTTAGGAAAAACAATATTACCAAAAATACCAGTTGCTGCTGTAATTGTTTCTTGTACATTTAAAGAGCCGTTTATAGTTCCACCCGAAGTAGTAACGTAATAAACTTTTAAGTATTCTTTTAAGTATTCGTTAAAACCTGAAATAGTAATTTTTTTATTTTTTAAACTTGGGTCAACTTCATATACATGCACCAAGGTGAACAGATCTGCATCTGCTACCTGAGCGCCTTCTATTAGTGGTAGTTCAGATATCCGTCTATTAGCCATTTAACAGACAACAAATTCCCCTATTAAGATTATAAGTCCTTTTTACTTATTCCATCGCACTTCAATGCGAGGAAGATTGTTAGCCAGGTGCCAGCCCCCTTGGATACCTAGTACCAGACCACAAGAAAGCATGAATACAACAATCAATTCTGCTACGGTCAGATTGCGACGGACATAGACAACCTGATCAGGGGCAGGGGTAGACCTGGGTGCTTGGCGTACAAAAGTAGGGGGTACACTCTGATTCAGTGTTGCCTGGATAGCTTGAACCCGAGCCTGGACCTTGAGTTGTTCCAGGATTTCTGGAGAGATATACCCTTCAGGAATCTGTGGGATTTGCGGGGGTGTGCTAGCGGGAACTTGATTTTCTTCCATGGGTAACAATTTGCTTGCTTTAAAGCTAGCATAAAAAAAGATATATTGATACCATGCAACACGGTCTTAGAAAAAGTCTTGAGGATATTGCAGTCGAATTAAAAGGCATCAAAACTATCTTGGGATCAATGTGGCATTCTCGTTACAAGACCGAAGAAACGGACCTTATGAATCCTGAGTTGTACTCTGACGAATACATCTCAACAGAAGAGTGTGCCAAACGCCTTAGCATTTCCGACCAGACAATTAGAAATTGGATTAGCAAAGCAAAAACTAAAGGCGGCACAGGGTGGGTTGAAGGTATACACTATATTAATATTTGTCCCCGCGCCAGTGGCAAGGCGGTTATTCGTATTCCATGGAATGAGCTGGTCCGATCTTTTTCTAAGGACCGTCCAGTAGAGCCCAGTGATTTACGAAATAAGACCTTATATGTCTATAAGCACAGCACCCATCTATGATATGTCACATCTAATAGAAGATCTGGACGTTACAACCGTCACTCTTGAGAACTATTCTCAATTACTCCCAAGTATTATTGCTAAACAAGTAGCAGGCTTTTTGCCTCCTGTTGGTTCCTTTGATGACGGATGCCTCCAGCGGTACCTACTGAATATAAGAGATTATGAGGAGGAAGACGCCAACTCAAGCATGACCCTTGCCAATAGATTACGGTTAGCATTTGCTGACATGACACCCGATACAATCTGTGGTAGATTTCCGCAAGCAGAGCTATCCCTTAAAAGGAGGTTGAGGTGTGTTGCTGAGTACCTGATCCGTGCCAAGGAGTTTAATAAACTAAAAGACGACAGCGGTAACCTCGTAAAAAAGCGTGGCATAATTGGCAAGATGGTCTGTGTGTACCAGCCGCTTCCTAAATTACTAGAATCTTTAACCAAACAAGGACTTGTTCAAGCATGACTAGACGAGAAGAACTACTAACGAATCTACTAGACAAAGATTATTCTCCAGAAAAAGCAAAGATTCTGGATGCAACCGTGCGTTTTATCCTTGGTGATATGGCAAAGATATACCTGAAGTTTTGGGACAAGGAGGGTCCAGGGATAATGATTTTTCAACCTCAGCTAGAAGATCGAAGCATGTTCTATTGGACCCTTGAGGAATTACATGGGGCGCAAGAAGAATGTGAAGAGGCCAATAATGATGATCTTGCCGAAAGCTTCCGTCGTATCTTGAGTGCCGCCCAGAAGATTGACCCTGCGGAAAAAGCTGGGTACATTATCAATGATGAAAAGGGTCTGCGTTATTTTGAGATTGACTATAACAAGGTGACAGAATAATGGGCGTCCTTTTTAATATGCGTAAAGAGGATCAAGAACTCATTACGAATGCAGATTTGGTTACAGCAGCACACACCCTTCTAGGGGAGATTGATCTTGATGTGGCTAGCTCCAAGACAGCCAATAAGTATGTAGAAGCTACTAACTTCTTTACACCTCAGGACGATGGATTAAATCATCTTGAATGGTTTGGGAAGGTCTATCTATTTCCACCAAGTGGGTCCTATTACTTTGATAAGCGTCTAGACAAGTGGAAGATGACTCGCTCCAACGCTACTGTGATAACGTCATCCCATGCAGTGTGGTTCCATAGGTTGTACCGTGCTTGGCTAAGCAAGGAGATTGAGCAGGGCTTGTACTTTACCAACTGTCCGGACATGATCCGGTATGAGCAAAAGATATTTGATTTCCCTGTCTGTATCCTTAAGACGTGCCCAGAACTAGTCAAATTTTCAAGTGAGGGAATCAGCACACAACGCACCTGTACTTCACTTGTGGTATACCTCCAACCACAGGATGACGCATCTGCGGCAACACAAAGATTTATTGACATTTACTCTGAGAAAGGTCGGATCCTTTGCTGAGTAGGGTACACTGAGTAAGACTGACGCCAACAGATGACTCTCCTCTGCGACCTGGAAATCAAAGATCTTGCCTTGAACCATGGCATGATTGAGCCATTTGTGGGCCATATTGTTAGAGAAGAAGATGGTCGCCGTGTCCTTAGTTATGGCCTTGGTTCCTATGGGTATGACATTCGACTCTCTCCAGCTCAATGTCTAGTTTTTGGACGTATTGATATTGGTGAAACCGATCCAAAGAATTTCAATCAAGATATCTTGCGTCCAACTGAATTATTGAAAGACGAAAGGGGTGAGTACTTTCTTCTTCCTCCTTATGGTTATTGTTTGGCAGTAGCAGAAGAACGTATTGCACTCCCCGAAGATGTAACTGTTATTGCTATGGGGAAAAGTACGTATGCTCGATCGGGTATTATTACAAATATCACACCCGCAGAAGCGATGTGGGAAGGACACCTAACACTTGAAATCAGTAATGCAACACCCTTGTTTAACCGTATCTATGCCAATGAAGGTATTCTTCAATTGATGTTTTTTAAAGGAAATCCCTGTGGCACAACCTATGCAGATCGCAAGGGTAAGTACCAGGGACAAGATAAAGAAGTTGTGACGTGTCGGGTATGAAACTCGACCCTGCTGATGTAGATCAACGTCTAAAGATCTTACAGATTATTACTGACGCAGTGGTGCACCAGGAGAATGCAGATCTGCGTACGGCACTTGATCGTTGTCGCACCAAGAATGTGCAATGGGTCTTGAATACAATTCAAGAGATGTTCTCCCACCTACAAGACGCCTTGGAGATGCAAGATTACAGTAATTACCTAGACGAAGGGTAGGCCGTACGTACTTTTAGGCTTAGCTGCATATTGAGTACTTCCAACGGGGGAGAATGTTTCCCCGTGGTCAGCACTGGTTGGTTCACGCAGGGCAGCACTTTGTTTGAATTTACCTGCAGATTTTGCTGCTGCCATAAATTTCTGGACGCGTTCACCTTGCTTTAGATTACTGGTATCAGCACGTCTCGCTGTTTTCTGTTCTTCTGTATCAAGGTTGCGCGTATCTACTTTGTAGTTGCTACCAGGATTTAGATCAGATGATTCACCTGCAGAAGAACCAGAATCTACCGAGGGATCATATCCCCCTGGGATATACTTTCCAGGGGAATCTTTACGGGGCTCGTAGAATCGTTCCATGTTAATATTGTAATCGAAGAAGATTTAAACAAATGCAGAATGCAATAGATGCTGATGATTTCCTTGGTGAATTCATGCGCCGTGGTATTCCTAACCATGATGAAGTTGGGGGCCGTCAGTTGAATGAGTGTGACTTTGGCGCAGGATTGGACAACGAAGAAAATGATGTTCCTCTCTATGATCAGTATAATAGGGGTCTGGTGGCCACACAAGAGGACCGCCCCCGTCTAAACCTTGCCCTGGAGGGGAACCAATGTCCACCCAATGCTCAACAGGAAACCAGCCGACCGGGGATTACAGGCTATATCCCGAGTGTGGAGGAGGGTCTGGAAACGGGCGCTATCCCACTAGCGAAGGGAGCTGTGTTGGTGGATTTGAACCAGGCTCCTCGAAAATCTCGGCAGCTACGATAGCCTCTGTAGTTGATATGGTTAATCATCCCCCTCATTACACCCAGGGGGGTATTGAATGTATTGACGCGATCCAGGCTGCATTAACACCTGAAGAATTTCGTGGGTACTGCAAGGGTAATGCTTTGAAGTACACCTGGAGAGAACGGTCAAAAGGACAAGATGAGTCCCTTAAAAAAGCTACATGGTACCTAACCCGTCTTCAGAAAGGTTGAAGGGCATCTCCTTCTTCGTAATCGTCATCATCTTCGTCATACTCGCTGTACATCTGAGCTAGTTCTTCTAGCTCTAGCTCAGATGAAATATCAAATTCAATGTTGACCCCTTCGTCTGCCAGTATGTCCTTGATGGCTGTAATCTCCATCAACCGTTGACTATAGAGGTTTAACAAGGCACTATACAACTGCTCCCACGTCATTTCCCCTGCTTGTATCTCTGCCTTGCGCCTGGCGAATTTGAACTCCAAGGGAAGCTCAAAATCCTGGGGTTCAATCGAGGGAGCCATCGGAGAGTTCATTGCTTGCCTGTATCTATTCTAAAGCTTACACCACAATTTCAGCCTGCTGCAATCTAGGTAGCTTGAATTCATTAACAAATTCAGTGAGCACCATGGGGTGGATTGCAGCCTCAAGCCGTTTGATAGCCTTGTTTTGTGTAGGAATACTTTCGTAACGAGCAAATGCATTCAATAAGAGCTGTCCACCGAAGCCAAGCCCTTGCTCTAAGGTGCTGCTTAAGAACAGATTAATTTCTTCCCGTCGCCTAAAGACAAGGTTACTCACGACTTGATGATCCTGGTCGAAGACCCAGCGATACATCTCGTCTGCTACCGTCTCTCGATCATCGTCTTCGATGGCATCCAGGATATCACTGTAAAGAAAAGGCTCCCAACCAATGGAGTGTACAAAAGAAATCAAAGCTTCTAGCATGTAGCCATTGAGGTCAGGCACTTCTTTTGCAAGAGATTTTTTGATTTCGTCTATTTCGTAATTCAGGTATTCCTCTGCTTTTTCATAGGTACATAACTGACTTTTACCCACTGGTTCACCGTTGGGATAGTACTGGCTACCAAAACCGATAGTATATGGTGCCGTACCAGTGGAGGGATCAGGGAAGGATTTTTCATTAAACCCTTCATATTTCATGATGAGATCAATGCCAGTAGGTAGATCCTGCACGGTGAAGGTAAACACAGTACCACCATCATACATAAGTAATTTAAATTGTGTTAGTTTTTATTTGCCAGAGTCGGGAGCATGCCCAGTATTTAGGTGTGTTTTTATCCATAGGTTTATCACATCCCATTCTTGACCTGAAGTTAGCACGACGTTTTTTATCATGGTGTTGTGTGTAGTCCTGGTATCCACGCCTGCCATACCTTACTATTTTTTCTTCTCCGTCATGGCATGATTTAACAACCCACTTATGAGTATCCCCAGAAGGTGCCCGCTGTGGTTTATTGCACTGCATGCTTTCTTTCTTGTAGCGGCCAGCGGCACTTGCTGCCTTTCGATGTTTTTCAGACATTATTTTTTAAGCAGGGCGGCAAAATCACTAAGGAAAGAATCAGGGCTTGTTGTAGAAGGATCTTCTTCATCTAATCCTATATTAAAATAACTATCCTTCTTGGCTACGGTTTCTTTGGGTGCTGGTTCATTAACACTTTCAATTTTGCCCAGCATAGCAAAAGGATCTTTGGTGTCAAAACTTAAGTCTAGCTGAGGCATTTTATTTTTTGTTGCATCTGTTAAAAGTTTAATGTCTTCGGGACTGGTGTCTGGCATATAGTCTGTGTAAAAAGATTCCTCGGTCCCTGTATATCCAGCTTTTTTGAAGATGTTATATAATTCTGTTTTTTCAAGCGTGCTCTTACCTTTGTCTTCTGGCCGTTCAATATAAGTAACACCAAGCTCTGCTTGTGTAGGTGTTTTTTCTATGTCTTGCAAGTATTTAATATTTGACCTAATTTCTTCTGCCGTACCCATGGTGATATTTTCAACAATTGATTTCTTAACATCTTCTATTGTTGCTGATTCATCCAAACCATACTGCTCTAACAGTTTTTTCCAAGTATCTTTATTTAGTAGTGGATCAATACCTTTTAATAAATTATCTGCAAATTGTTCAGGTTTAACAAAATCACCAAATACAGTCCCAATTGATAATGCTTTAGCATTCACAGGATCATTAAATTGTTTCTGTAGTACTGAAGAGGGATCCAACGCAGCATCATAACCTTTTTGTGAACCTATAAGCTGATAGTGAAGTTTAGCAAATATAGTTTTATCTTTTAAATCTTTAATGTCAATATTGTATAGATATGCATTTTCAGCCCAGGTTCCAAGATCTCTGTTGGCAGGATCAACCAAAGCATCTGGATTAGCCTTAGCAGTTTCCCAGTCTGTCGTGACATTTGTTTTTTGATTATCATATGAATCTTTCTTTAGTGTTGCATATGTATCTTCAGGATTAAAATAAAACTCTGTATCAAAATTAGCGTCGAAGCCAGTAGCTAAATCACCCTGCATTACCTTAGCAAGACTTTGCGCATAGTCTTTGACTTGTGTTATGCGATCAGTAGTTTGAAAAATGTTTTTTTCATTGTTTTTTACATCCATATAATCAATGAACTCATTCATTGATTTTGAGTAATCAAACCTAGGCTTTAAATACTCATCTACAAATTGACGAGCAAAAGATGCATCAATCTTAACCTCCTCTGGAACGCTACCTTCTCCTGTATAAGTAAGCGTTAAACTCCTATCTTTTTGTGAGTCTAAAGTTGTTACTTGATTTTCAAGATTTGTCTTAAGATTCTGCAATCCATCAAGAGCAACATTGTTAGACAGCAATTTTGACAACAAGTTTGCTCCTGTGGCTCCTTGTTTACCAAGAAAATCAACTAGTTCCTCGCTCGTATTAAACCCAGCTTTCTTTGTAAACTCCTCTGTAAATTTTTTATTCTGAGTGTCATATATTTTAGTGGGATCAGTTTCTAATGTTGCATTAACAACATCCAAGGTATCCTCCGTTGCCTGATACTGTGTATAGTCAATACCATATTTCTGGACTAATGTATCATCAAACCATTTCTGCCAATTATATTCAACATTGCTTTGTATTCCTGTCGCTTTACTTAATTGTTTCTCTAGATCTGTTGTTATATCAGCTTCAGTTTTGTGCTGTGCCGATGCAAGAAAACCACCCACGCCAGAATCTCCTAAAATTGAATTTGCCAAAGTTTTATTTATATCCATAATTTCTGCAAAACCATCCAGCCCGCGATATGTATCAAACATTCTTTCTTCTGCTTTTGCTTTATTCAATACAGCGATAGTATCTTTTAACACATTTTGCGCCAGGGTACCATATTTTTTAGTCTCTGTTAGTTCCTTTGGTCCCAGTATTGTAGTTATTAGTG